AAAGAGTTTTAATTAAGAACGAAAGTAATCAGGCTCATAACGGTATTTACATAAGAACATCATCAACTGTATTTACAAGAGCAATTGACTTTGATACAATTGCTGAAGTTGCTTCAGGAGATTTCTTATTTGTTGAAGAAGGAACATTAAATGGTAGTAACGGTTATGTTCAAACAGAAACTACAACTGCTATTGGTACAAGTCCAATTATCTTTGAACAGTTTTCAGGTGCTGGGCAAATTACAGCTGGTGCCGCTCTATCAAAAGATGGAAATACTTTAGATGTAGAAGTAGATAATAGTTCTATTGAAGTTTTTGCTGACGCACTACAAGTTAAGAATTTAGGTATTACAAATGATATGTTATCAGGTTCTATTTCGACAACAAAACTTGCTAATCCATTTATTACTTTAACAGATGAATCTTCTTCTTCAGGTAGAGTTTATTTAGAAGAAAATTTAGAATTTTTAGCAGGAGAAGGAATTAATACTTTTGTTGATAACAACACAATTAGAATTGTAGGAGAATTAGCATCAACTTCAAATATTGGAGTTGCTTCATTTACTTCAAATAATTTTGCTGTAACTTCAGGTGAAGTAGAAATTACAACAATTGACGGAGGTAATTTCTAGTGTCAACAGTTATTAAATTAAAAAGATCAGAAACACCAAATCAAATTCCAAGCGCTAGTGTATTACAAGTCGGCGAATTGGCAATGAACATTACTGATGGTAAACTTTATACAAAAAATTCAGGCGGTACAGTTAAAGAAGTTGGTGGTGCAGGTGCTGTAACTTTACAGGCTGTTACAACTGCAGGCGCTGTAACAAGTAACGATATTACTCTAAATGGTTCAAATTTAATTTTTGAAGGATTTTTAGAAAACGCTTATGAAACAACTTTAACAGTTGCTGAACCTACTGCTGATAGAACAATTGTTTTACCAAATTCTTCTGGACAAATTGCAATGGATGGTGACGCATTAGCATATTCAATAGTTTTTGGTAGTTAAAAATGGCAAGTACATTTAAAAATGCAGGAATAACAGTTCCAGTTGTAAACGACAATACAGGTAATATTTACACTGCTGGTCCTAGTGAAACAGGTGTTATTCACGCTTTATATATTTCAAATAAAAGTGAAACAAGTGCTGCCAGAGTAAATGTATTACAAACTATTGATGGTGGTTCAACATTTAAATTTATTGGTAAAAACTTAGAGGTGCCTGTAAATAATACGTTGACTTTAGATAAACCTGTAAATTTAGAAAACAATGATATATTAAGAGTATATGCTGATCCTTCTCCAGACTCAAGTTCAGTTGATGTGGAGGCTGTAGCTAGTATATTAATTCTTACTTAAATAAATATGAAAAATATAAATAGATAAAATGCCTTATTTAACACCAGATAATAAACAACCAATAGAAAAATCAAAATCATTCAATGGTCTTAGAAGGACTAGAGATGGAATGTTATATCTAACATCTATCAATCCAAATATTGGTTCAGAGGAAATAATAGTTTCAAATTACTATGAAGATGGAAAATCAGACCTAGTTGCTAGAGATGAAACTGATTATGTTGATGAAAGATTAGAGTTATTTGATGTACAATATTTTACTGGTGATGGCGCAACATATCAATTTGATTTATCAACACCTGTATTAAACGAAACAAGAATTGCGTTGTTTTTAGATGGTGTTAGACAAGAACCATACACTAATTTTACATTAGTTAATAATACAGAAATAAATTTTACACTAATACCTGTTAATAATGCGAGTATTGTAGTAGGTCAGATTAAAAAAAGATACTTCAATAACGATAGTGATAGATACCAACAAATTAATTATTCTACAAATCCTAGTACAACTTTTCTTATAAATAGTAGTAGTGGAGATTTAGTAAAAAGAACAAATCAACAAGTGTCCAGGTCAGCTTTAGTAAGTGATGACTTTGATACATTTGAAAGTACAACGGCAAGTGTTAACACAACATCTTACCAGAGTGCTGTGTAATAAAGGGAACAAATGGCAGATTTTAAATTAGGAAGACTAAAGTTTAAATGGAGAGGCGACTGGTCAACTTCTTCAGCTTATGTAATAGATGATATTGTAAAATACGGTGGTAACACTTATGTGTGTATAGCAAACCATACATCTCCTGCTAACGAAAATTTATTTTACACACAACCAGGTACATATACAAGTTATTGGCAATTACACGGAGAATCATTTTATTTCAAAGGTGCTTATGCTGATGCTACTTGGTACAAATTAAACGATTTAGTAACTTACGGTGGTAAACAATATCGTTGTACTGTTGCTCACACTTCATCAAGTGCTGTTTTAAATCAATCAAACTTCGAACAATATTCAGACGGTATCACTTTTAGAGGTGATTACGCAGGTTCAACTCAATACAGATTAAATGATTTAGTTAAGTATGGGGGAAGAACATATAGAGTTACAACTGAACATACATCAGCTTCAGGTGGTGACGCAAACATAAATTTAGCAAACTTTACACTTTATAGTGAAGGAGTTTCATTTCAAGGAGATTGGACTCCTACAACTTATTACAGATTAGATGACGTTGTAAAATTTGGTTCTTATCAATACAGATGTACAACAGCACATACTTCAGGTGCTACTGCTGATGATTTTGAACAAGCAAACTTTGAAGTTTATTCTGAAGGATTACAATTTGAAGATTCTTACAACGCAAGTACAGTTTACTCAAAAGGCGATGTTGTAACTTACGGAGGTTATTCTTACGTTTATATTAATGATGAAGAATCTGCTGGTCAAACACCTGCTGATAATTCATATTGGGATGTAGTAACAACAGGATTTAATGCCGTTGGTGTTTACTCACACGGAACATTATACAAAACTGGAGACACAGTTCAGTACGGAGGAAATTCTTATGTCTGTATAGCAGACGCTCAAAATGAAAGACCTGCTAATGCTGATGGTACAGTAAACTCATCATACTGGCAAACAGTCGTACAAGGATTTAAATGGCAAGGTACTTATAGTGCTTTGACAACTTACAACGTAGGTGATGTAGTAAGATTTAGTTCTAACTCTTATGTTAATTTAAAAGATCAAGTTATCAATATAGAACCTGGTACAGATGGTTCAACTTGGCAAATTGTTGCTCAAGGTGATACTGCTGCTGTATTAACTACAAGAGGAGATATTATTGTAGAAAATGCTGGTGGTGTATCAAGGTTACCAATTGGTCTTCCTGGATCAGTTTTAACAAATGATGGCGAAGATGTTGTTTGGAGTGGAACGTCAGGTAAAAATATTTTATGGGTTTCTCCAAGTGGATCAAATAGTAATCCAGGAACAGAATCTTTACCTTATCTAACTATAGGTTATGCTTTAAGTCAGGCAAAAGATGCTTCAATTAGAGAAATAGAAACAATTTCAGGTGGTACTAGTGGTACTGCAGGTGTTTATGATGATGTAAAAGGTATTGCATACAAACAATTTAGTGTTGTAGGAGTTCCTGCTGCTAATCAACTTGAAGTTACTTTTGCTACAAGTTCAAATACTTACACATATTTTAGTGGTGGTGAAGTTTTAAAAAATGATGATACTTCATTAACTGTTACAAATGCACCTTACAATTCTGCTTCAGGTATCGTAACAATAACTACATCATCATCTCACGGATTAGTTATAGGAAATACAGTTAGATTAAGAGGTATCACATATACATCCACAGGCCTTCCTAACAAAGTTACATTACCTGCAACAGGTAGTGATTCTTTCTATAGAGTTAACACTTCAGGTGGTGTTACAGTTGAGATAATGAACGGTGGTGCTGGTCACGCTGTAGATGATAAAATTCGTATTGATGGATCACAAATCGGAGGCGCTTCAACATTAACATTTAATGTAAAAAGTATTGCTGGAGATATTGTTAAACTTAAAAATGGTACTTTCAAAGAAACATTACCTTTAAAACTTAGAGATGGAGTTTCAATATTAGGTGAAACTTTAAGAAATACAAGAGTACAACCTGTATCTGGTTCAAGTACCCAAATTGCTGCTGTAAAAGTTTTAAATCAAGTTTCGGGTGCAACTAACGGAATTTACAAATATATTCACGCTGATAGAGTTG